CTTCCAGTTCGATAACCCCTAAGCTTAATTTTAACTCCTTCAGCGCGAGGTGGTAATGTTCTGAGCTGATCGAAACTATTAGCTTCTGCAATGTACGAATATGCGTCCGGTGATGAGAAATCAGTTACAAGCAATGACCCACCATCTGATGCTAACTGCGATCTCAATGTCGCATCACCAACACTGAGCCATAATCCAGAACCTATTCCCCCAGCACTAAATGGCGTAGAACTAGCAGGAACAACTTTAGGAAATGACCCATCCCAACGGTAATATTCACCATTGCTTTCCCAACGCAGTACTTGGCTGGAGTTATCTAGCGTAGCCCCGTCCTCAAACGAATCCATAGTAACAAAGCCAAATTCTTTAATGGCTCTTTCAATTATGTCTCTCATCCCCTCAATAGTTAGATGATCTCGTCCAAGTCTATCTGTGTATTTAAGAAGAAATGAGGTAACGAACTCGTCTATCTTTCCGGCGTTAAACTTTAAATCAACAGCAGCTTCGCTCGGTACAGGATTTTGCGTCGGTATAGTGGCCATATTTTTTCCATAAAAAAACCCAGCACAATGGCTGGGTTATGTGGGTTAATGGTATTAATTAGGTGATGACATATTCGTATGTTTTATCGCTATATTCCGCGAGCGTTAATGATGTCGTGCCGTCTGAATTTGGCTTCTTCTCTGTAACAGTCCATAAAGTTGAATCCAGCTCTGTCAGTGTGGCGATGATGTATCTCGACGGTGATTGAACCTTATCCCCATTCCATATATTTAGCGGGATATCTGGAATACTTGAAACAAAACCCATAGCTGTATCGTTGCGTGGATAAGCCCTATATCTGTTGCTTGTGTACCCCTCATCGTCAGTAATAACGACATACATATCGCCCTCGAATTTAATGTTTTCGTTGGTGTTAAACAGGTCACCACTTCTCTGAACGATATATCCGGCTTGCTGATTCTCATCATAAGAATCTGCTGCCTGTATCATCATGCCAACATACGTGTATTCCCCGTCTGCAAATACTTTGCATGCCATTCTTATGCGTGAATGTACTAGCCTGTTCACCTCTAAGAGCGCCCTATCTCTAGCTTGGTACTCATTCCGGCATCCAAGCAGCTTTATCTTGACTGGCGACTCAGCGGCTTGCTCAACAATTCCTGAGTCGGTGATCCGATAGCGAATAAAGGTTTTCTTGTTTGTCGTTGGACTCACATACTCAAGTTCTATGCCGTCATTACCGCCTGGCATCGTCATGTCATAAGTGATGCTGTACTCATCAGTGTGCATATTTGAACGGTTGAACGAAGCCATCGGGAAATCGACTTTCTGGTCACGAACAAAAGAGAGCACCCCGTCATCCATAAAAGCAATAACTCTGGCGGCATCACAAATAGTCTGCACCCGGTCACCGAGGGAAATATCTTCATCGTCAAATGTGTAATCAAAATATCCAAGTCGAGAATCCGGCAATGACGCGGCTATTGAATAAAGCTCGTACAGGTCGATAGTTGATGTTGCTTGTCGCCCGATAATCAGCCAGGTATGCGCTACGGCATCGGCGAACGAGCGGGATGGACGAAGCGTGTAATCAACAAGTCGTGTCGATAAGTTGTAGGTGATTGTGTGCCGGTTAATGAGGGCGTTATATTTCCTCTGCCTAACGCCAGTAGCTTGCTCGGTCGCCGTCACTGTTACTCTAACGAGAGTGTCATTAGCATGAACCTCATTATTTCTCACTCGTACTGAGTGAACTTCTGCAAGTTGCAACGAGTTACTGTCTGAGCTGTTATTCGTCCGGGTAACCTGCACGGCATATCGACCGTAGCCAGCGGTTGGGATCAGCTTAATTGTTTGAAAGCGGAAATCCTGACCGCCAGAGTTATTCGATATGCTTCCACTATACGTTTGCGACGGGGCGATCTGCGCATTGTCATCATCAACCTTCCAGTAAACTACTGTATATGTGGCAGTGGCGTCATTGGCTTGCTGCGCTTGAAAGTGAACCCACAGTTGATTGCCGGGAATCGGTGCGAAATACGGCCCCATCGCAAGCGGCTGATTGTCATTGATGATTAACTTAGTGCTGTTCACCGTCGCTGTGGTTGGCGTGGTGTTCGCATCTGCACCAGTCAGATTTTTAAAATAGAATGTGTAGAAATACTGCGGTGAAATAATTGCGCCATCATCCGTTAATGTTGCCTGGAATAAGTCAGCAGTTATTTCCACATCTCTTGTCACATTGCCGCTAGCGGTGCCGTAAGTGACATTAATAACAAATGTCACAGCGCGAGGTTTCGTTATATCGTAGAAATAATCAAACTCCGCCTGCTTCTTGATCCTGACCGATATCTGCCCTCCAGCATAAACACCGTCAATGACATTTGTTGATGTTGCTGTGTACGCCGGGAAAGAATCACTTTCATTTGGGCCGGGTATTTCTTGCCCGTCTACATCGTCAAACTCGAAGCCTTCATTAATAACAGGAATTACAGTGCCAGGTGGAAATATCTGATAACTGGCCCCGGCCAGCGCGGTGAGATTTGATTCAGAGTATCGGACACTGGTTACCGTGTAGCTTCCGAGGCCGAAATTCATCCATTCCGTGACGTATTTGATGTTGTCGATGAACTCAAACATGGATTCTTGGATGAGGTCAGGATAAGAGCGAACCTGCCCGTAAACATCTGGCCTTGCCTGGTACGTTCGTGCAACGTTTGTCTGCCCGGTCAGCTTATTATTGGGTGAGTCTTTAGTGTTGCTCTCTGCAACAGAGAACGAAGCGCCACCGGTACCCATCCCCAACCATGAAAAAACCTTAGTAACCAGCTTGAACACCGGCTTGAGAATGTCACCAATAAACCCTTTTGGCTGGTCAAATATTTGAATCCGATGACTTTCAAGTAACGGAAATGACAATTCATCATCTTCTGATAATTTACGGCCATTAATGACAATATCTACGTCGCTATGAAAGTCCTGCGCTTCAAACCACTCAAAGAAATCAACGCCGCTTTCAATAGTTACCCGCTCTTTAGGCGAGCCGGGCACTCGCTGGATCTCTATTTGTGGCATATTCAAAGAACTCCAGTCTGGTAAATGTTTTTTCGATAACACGAAGCCGATCCATTCTCACAGCCCCGTTCTCACCTCGGCTATGGAATGCCTGCCCATCGATGATTAACCCCACATGTTCTGGACGTTTTCCGACATGCCCAACAAAGATGCCGTCATTTACTGGCAGACTCACCTTTTGCCAGTAAACGACTTCTTCTTTGAAGCAAGTCAGAAATTCGCTTTTTGACTCGTAACCATTCTTGCTGTGTATTTCTCTTCCAAGAACGTGCCGGTAATACAACACAACCAGGCCCCAGCAATCACAACACTCAAAATCACAGGCGCGGTTAGCCCACGGAATACCTATCATCCGCTTGATAAAATCTGTTTTGTTCATAGTGGATCAGCCGTTGATTAATCCGGGCCATTCAGCGGGGTCGTATCTGAACGCCACGTTTCTATTGAGGGGGTTTGTCATTGAAAGGGAAACATTGACATCAAGCGCATCAAGGGAACAATCAGACACATATAACTGCCAGCTTTTTAATTCTGTTGTTACGTCAGCAGAATCAAACACACGATAAACAACCGTAATCGGGGCAATTCGGCTGTAGTTACGCCACAACTTAAGCTGCTGCTTAAAGTCCTGCGCCAATCGGCTGAATTTAAGTGTTGAGTCGATTATCGGCGTACTGCTTTGCTGGCTTTCCGTCAGTTCGAACCGGCATGGCTGATATTCATTTCCACCCAATACTTTAGGAAAGATTTGATTATTCACTAGCCGGATCACCCCAAAAGAAACATGGCTGAATTCGATTGCTTCAAATATGATGCGGTTTGGTCTCTGCGCCCTTATTTCGCGCAATGTTGGCATTATTCACTCCGTGGTAATGTTTCGGTTACGATGACGTCAAGCCAGCTACTCCATGGCGCTGGTAGCTCAATCAGGATGTCGTCAAATTCATCATCCGCGTTAAACATGCCTCTTGTGATGACGGTCCCCGTCCATGTGATGATATTCCCGTTCATATTCATTTGCGGGTAAGCAGTAAAATGCAGGAGCTGCATTTGCACTTCAGCGCCCCCGAGATTGATTGGCATTCTGAACCAGCGATTACACCCATCTAAATATTTGGGACTCCTTAGCCATTGCGTGAACGCTCTGTTCTGTTCAATAGTTAATATCCAGGTGACGCTCCATGTCGTTTTGAGGTCATCGGTTAGTTTTTGGAATATCGGCGCACCGACTTGTGGCTGGTCTGTCCGGAAACCCGTGTCGGTTACCTGGTTCTTATTCGCTTTCTGCGCCAGCGGAAACCAGTCAGGATAATCAACAATCAATTTGTTGCCCTCCGGGGTGCGTTATGGAACGTTGATATAGCCTGTCCGACTGGCCCGCCCTGCGAGATGTCGTAGACAATAGCCTGAATTGTTACCCCGCCTTTACCATCAGATTGCGCTTGTGCATCAACAGTGGCCCCAGATGAATAGTTCTCAAAGTTCATGGTGACGTTTATCTGCCCACTGCCGCCACTCATGTCCTTATTACTGACAACGGAACCATTATCACCTGGGATCATGTACTGCTTCCCATTGGATGCCTGGTATATTTCTGGAAGCCCACCTTCACCAACCTGATACATTGAACCGGCTGATACTGGGCCGCCGTTCTTGCGCATACCAGACACGGCCAGACCAGTAGCAAGCCCGACAGTAGAAGTTATCCCGGCTGAGGCAGGGGCTGCGTTAGCACCAAGAGTGGCAAGTGAAGCCATCGCGGCCGCTGGAGCCCATGCAGCCGCAACACCAACAGCCTCAGCCGCCGATGCTGCTGATACAGCCGCACCCATAGCTTTCTGGATGATGAGATTTTTAACCCACTCAACTCCCATTTGAACAATGCCGTTGATCACCTGGTTGAGGATAGTGTTACCAAGCGAGCGCATAGCATCAGACACAGACATGGTTCCGGTAAGTAACCCTGTGATTGCATTTGATGCATTACCTGCGAATGAGTCTACAGCGCTGGTAAGCATGTCGTATCCAACGCTCTGTTGGCTCAATAGCTCCCACTGGGCCGCCGTACGCTGCTGCTCATATTGGTTGTTTGCAGCATTCATCAACGCCAGTCCTTGTTGTTCAGTTATCACCTTTTGCTGAGTGAATTGCTGAATTAGGGCCAGTTTACGGGCGTTTTCATTTGCCAGCGCTTGAACTGGGTCAACTTGCGCGGCCAGTTCTTGCTGTGGCGTTACAGCTTTACTCGCTGATGCTTCAGCTATCGATTTTGAATAGTCGGCGGCGATCTGCACTCGGCGTTGCTGTGCCTGTTCGAAAGATATGTTACCCGCCGCGAGCTGGCGATCTAACTGTGATAAATCCAATTTACGTTGCTGCTCGGCCTTGACGACACTATCAGCATCAATTGCAGCTTTTTTATCAGCCATGCGCTGTTGAATATCAAATATCTGACCGGCTTGTTGCGTGGCTTGTTGGATCTGCTGCTGAGACGCCCCGGCACCTAAGTCTTGAACGGCAGCAAGTTGCGCGGCTTCGCGATTGAGTCCTTTTGTCTTTAATTCAGCAACGGCCATTTCATTGCTTAAATCTTGCAATGATTTAACTCGCCGCTTCTCTGCAGCCTCGGCGGCTGTTTCTTCCTTTGTTGCTGCGGCCGTTTCTTTTTTTACGCCTTCCTGAGCTTTCTTCTGGTCGTAAAGCGTTCCAGCTAACTCGCCAGCACGTTTAATCTGATTAGGGTTGTCTGTTACCTTTGATTGATCCATTTCGGCTTGAGTTACGGCTCGGAGTCTCTCGTCCTTAATTGCGAGCAACTTATTTTGATCTTCAAGGCTTTGAATGTACTTATCACCATCAGCGGTCGGTGCTGACACTTGCAATGACTGAGGATTAAAATTATTTCCGGCCTGATTAGCACGATTGATTTCATCAGCGGTGTTACCAAACGCCTTTGCTACAGCACCCTGAACCCGCTCTAATGTACTACCCTTCTCTATGAGGTTGTCGTGCACTCCCATGGAGGTGAGCATATTATTGTTGAGGGTTATTTGTGCATCATCACGAACTCTTGTAGTTGCCGCCACCTTGCCTTGCAAGTCAGATAAATCACGTTGCTTTTGATTAAGCGTGTCCGTTATTTCAGCGGCTTTTTGTAGTAAGCCATTTCCTTGCTCTGCTGTTGTACCGAATTGCTTTCCTCTCTTAACGTAGTCATCGCGAGATTCGGTGAGGTTTTTGATTTCACTTTCAAGATCTGCCACAGCCTCCACTTGCCCACGAATAGCGACATTAGCGTCAGAAATTGTTCCTTTCAGTGCTGTATTACTCATCGACTTCATTGAGTCGTTAAGCTTATCCACCCCATCCGCAAATGCTATCGCTTCTTGCTTTGCCTGCTGAGATTTCTGATAGAAATAGAATATTGCTGTGGCGGCTAACATGGCGGCACCTACTTGGCCGCCAACCAACGAAAGCGCAAAGCTACCTGCGCGAGCCGCTGCCGCCATGGCTCCCTGCGCGGCGGCTACTCTGTAGGCAGATGCAGCATGTTTTATATTTTCAGCCGTGGCAGCATACATAGCACCAACATAGCGACTTGCCATTACCGCAGCCACAATACCAGCCGCCACGCTCAACGCATCAATAGCTTTAGGCATTTTCTCGGTATCTTGGCTAAAGCCAAGAACAGCATCGGCCGCAGAGATAATACCGTTAGTGAATGCCTGCAATGCCCCTGTTTGTCCTTCCATGGCAACCAAAATTGAAGTTATCGCCGTCTTCATCCTCACTCCAGCATCGGTGAGATTATTAGACATTCCAGCAGCGGCAGCGGAGTTAGCCTCCAGTGACTGGCGCAACCCTTCTGATAATTGATTGGCTGTTATTTTCCCAGACGAGCCAAGTGACCGGATCTGCGCTGAGGTTTTCCCGCTTGCAGTAGCAATATCATCAATCACGGATGGAATGGCAGCAATGATAGTTTCCCATGAATCGGCTTCAACTTTGCCTTTGTTCATGGACTTTGAAAATGCGCTAATTGCTCCATTGGCTCGGTCAGCACTAGTGGCGTTCTTCACGAACGCGTAGGACATTGAGTCCTGAACATCTATAGCCTGGTCAGTGGTGTAATTCATGCTGCGCAGGCTGGCAGCAGTAGTGATATATAATTCCTGTGCCTCAGATAATGACCGGTATGTGCCGTTAGCTGTTTTCAGCAAACGCTTCTGCACATTCTCAAACTCTGATTGACTAGTAGTGGCCATCTGCACACGTTCTGACATTTCTTGATAGCGCTGAACCATATCGGCCAAGCCACGTAAAGCGGCCGCAGCCATTACTAACTTAATGGCTGATGCTAACTTGGTCATGCCGCTTTCAAGGTTTGATGCGCTTTTGGCGTTGCTATTAAATTTATCTTCCATCTGATCAAGGCGGTTATTAACTTGCTGCTGGGAAGTGATCAGCTTGCCGACTTCCATCTCAACCTGATAGACGATATTGCCGACCTGATTGTCGCTAGCCATTCTATTCTCCGGGCAATAAAAAACCCGCACTAGGCAGGTTCTGTTTGTAGGTCGAAATTGGGATAATAAAAAACCCCGCATTAGCGAGGCTTATTGGATTATTAATTAGAGCTATAACTTTAGGCTTCTAGCTTGAAATGAAATAAATGTTTTTGAATCTGTGGTTGCCATGAATTTTCTTTCACCCGATAGCTCAACAATAAAAGTCACATCTTTCTTATTACCACCAAGTAAGACTCCCGCTATCAACCCAACCGGCCCCATTAAAGCCCCGCCAACAACGCCCCACCCCATGGCCCCGCCAACTTTTTTGACACTATCCTCTGATGCAACCTCAACTGTAATTACGTCTGTCGGAAGAATAATATCACCTGACATCTGGTACCATTTGGTCTTGATAAATAAACTTCCTGACGTAATGCTCATTTCCTCTAAGGGAAAGTTGGCTGCGTGTATTTTTATCTTTGCCATTAGTTGATCCCCAACATTTACAATGTATAAACATCATAGCAAGGGACCGCTGCAAGACAACGCAAAATGGTTGAATATATTATGCTGCTTTCTTGGCTTTTTCGGCGGCTATTCTTACCTCTCGCCGCTTAAAGTAATCATCGCGAACAGTGTCGTATTCTTCTCGCGTGAAACCTTTCTGATCTGGGTATTTGGCATTAAGCATTAACTGAAACTCAGTCATTGTTAACTGCTCGGCCTCTTCCCGACTTATTACAAAATGAATTCTTGCCGAGTTGATGTATTCAATAGCCCGGAACTCGTTAACGTAACTATTAGTTTCAGCTCGTTGAGGCTTTCTGATTTTTGCCTTACCCATCACGCCATGCTCAATTAGCGTGTGGGCTATCAGAATTATTTCACCGGTCGACATACCGCCGCGACGATATATCACACCTTTTTTCCCCGGGTGCCATTCGCCGACTAGTGGAGAAACATCATTATCACAGCAAGCTTGAATAACACTCATCGCCGTTGAGAGTAGCCCCTTTGATGCCATGCGACGAATAGATGAAAATAGCCAAGAATCGCTGCCAGCATCATTTCCTGTGATATTGCTGTAAGCCAGCTTTTGTAATGGTGATATTCGTTGAACGTGTTCAATTGCCAACTTCATTAAGGCTACCATTTGGCTTGCCTCTGCACCATTTAGCGTGGCGTATGCCTCAACAATATCTACAGGGCTTCCAATGCGAGACATAGCCGTGAAAGATGGACGGAAAAAGTAATCGGTATGCCGGTCGGAGATTAACATTTCTCCTATTTCTACCATCGGGTTCATGGGATTCTCCATAGTCATTATCAAGGGCGACACTGGCCACCCTTTGGAATAACTACGCGGTAGTTGTGGCTGTATGCGTTGCAACAAAGTTGCCGTCTTCCGTAGAGATGACGATTTGAGCCGATCCAGTAGCGACGCGGGTAACAGTGACGACATTACCGACTGCCGCCGCCGTTGCTTTGGTTGCATCAGTTGTTGCTACGTCGAACGCTTTGTTAGTCGCGCCAGCAGGTTGCACCGTAACGGTAAAGGTGCTAGTGCCACCTGCCGCGCCAGTGCTTGTCGCTGGGGTTAACGTCACGCCAGTAACCGGTACGGTGTCAATAAGCGTAACTTCTACAGTATCACCATTGGAAACTTTGAACTCAGTTGAGAACGTTACAATATCGTTTGTGCCGCCATCGGTACTCAAGGCGGTAGTAACCATATAACCAACAAATTCAATCGGCCCAATAACAACACGTACCCATAACGTAGGCTGGCGCTTTGCATTCACTTCATCGACAAAATATTTAAAGAATTTGCCAAAGCCGAATTGGTCGAGAGAGTCTTTCTTTCTGACCTCCCCCTCAAAAGAAATAGTGATATCAGCGTTGGTCACCGCACTTTCAACCCAAGCGCCTTTATCATCTGCGTCCGAGGTTACCGTGTTCGGCGATAAGTCAGCAGTCTTAGACGTGCCAGCCGCCAGGGCCTGCCAGTCGCTTTCGGTCGGTACGGTGTCAGCACACCCTAGCGCAACTTCGAGAACGACGTTTTTACCGACCAGTAAGCCGGGATCGTTACATCCTTCCATTGTATAGCCTCTTATGGAATTGAAATAAAAAACGGCCCAGAGGCCGCCAGGGGGAAATCAGGATATGATTTCGAAGCGAAGCCGGATAATAGTTCGGCCCTCTTCGGTGGGGATTGGAGTTGGTAATCCGCCAGTGTTGGCAATAAAGTTGAGCGCATCGTCATCGGCGTTATTGGTGACGAACTCCATAATTGTCTGCGCCTTGGTGATCGCCGGTGCCGGGTCATTCTTAGCGCTGATAATGTTAACCAGCACATAATCGTAAGCGCCTAAGCAGCGATAACGCGCTGTGCCTCCGTCTGGCTGAACAACGATGTATTTCATTGCGCCAGTGTCGGTCTTCTGTTCAACCCATTGAGCTAATTGCAACTTATATTCATCAATTAGACCCGTAGCCTCCAGCCATTCCGCAACCTTTTCGAATGTAGTCACAGGCTCATCTCCTTCATAACTATCGAGTCAATTTGTGATCTTGACTCATCAAAGCCATCTTTTAAAAACTCTTTCTTTGCAGTGGAACGACGGAAGTTCTGTTTGACGTTGGGGTCATGAACTAACATGGCGTAATTAGCGGAATACCCAACACGTCCAGTTAATCTACTTCCTTTCACAATCAACTCGCGAAATTGGCTATTGATAAGCGTTGAAGTATCAATGGGTGTATAAAGTGCCGACTGCAATCCACCGATGATCAACGCAGAGTGAATAGCCCTCGCCGCTTTTACTCCTTTAATGTCACCAATCAGCGCATTTAGCTTCAACTGTGACTGGCGAATACCCGTAACTTTCGACCTTGCCATATTAGACGCCTGTTAGAATTGCATAGTCATCCGCTATGCGCTCGAATGTGTCAGCGTAACGAATGATGTGCTTAATCTCATCGGCGTCATTTGATGGCATATCAGAGGTAGATTCACCAAGCGCTATCATATCGCCAACCTTCGCAATGGCGTACTCACTCCAAAATGTGTTTTTGACAACAAACTCAAGGCGAACAGATGCAGATAACCCCAGTGAGGACGATCCGCGCTTACCGTCTCCGCCATAGTCACAATCAATAACAACGGGTGCGCCATAGATAGGCTTATTCCACTTATCTGTCCCCACTATGGGCCAGACGGTGGCTTTAGCTGTGTAACTCCAACTAGCTAGGCTGCTCATAAGTGGTACCGCTCAAACTGGTACGGCTCGCACTCTTTACAGCCAACGACTGTGAATCCTGACAGCTTTTTATCATCGCTATAAATTGCTGCCAGATATCCAGTGCCAGGTGCCGCCAACCCATTAAGTATTCCGACTGTCCCGACCGTTAAAACTCCGTCAGAGTCTCGACCTAACATAATCGGACAATCTGAAGATGCCATAACTTCATCAACAATGACTCGGTTCGAAATAATTGATTCAACAGCTACGGGGTCAGACTTGAACATCATATTCATCAAGTCAGCGAGTTTTTTTGCTTCAATCATCAATCACCTCCAGTGCACATACAGCCACCCTTGCCAATCCAAACCCCAGCGAAAGCCTGATTAGTTGGGTCTGGCGGGATTAATGCTGTAGCGCAGCCTTTCTTATCCAGACCGCGCAGCAAATTTAGCGAGCCTTTCCAGCGGTCGGCAAATGACTGATAACGGAAAGATTGAGAGGCACCAGACGGTGCAGACTGGCTGGATATGTACTTATCACCCTGCCCCAGCGCCATCAGTCCGATAAGATAAACTTGAATAAGTAGCGCAGTGCCTGGCGTGTAATTAGCATCAAGACATTCCTGAATGCTGTTGGCCTGTTCGACAAGAGCATCAAGGATAAATGATGGCAACGAGATGCCGACACTATTGAGATACTCTGTCGCCTGTTGAGTCGTCAGCATATCCAACCTCTAATGTGAAACCCTCCGAAGAGGGCATTAAAAAAGCCGCTCAAATATGGCGGCTTATTCGTCTTCTTTTCTCTGCTTGCCTGACTTGGGTGATTTGTCTCCTGGCGTTGCTGGTGATAACTCACCTTCACCACCAACCTTTCTAACGTGACTCTGCAATGCAGGGTGCAAGCTATCCAAATCAATTACATCACCAACAACGACCCCATTCCACGCTCTAACTACTTCGTACTTTGGCATGAGTCACCTCTTAAGCCAGATTAGCGCCGTAAAGCACGCCAGACTTGCCCTCACTATCTCGCTTAATCTGCAAGCCCATAGCTGCCATGATCTGGAAGTTCCAGTTTGACTGCGGCATAGGACGCGGCAACGGAACAACGCCAGTAGCCATACCAACCAGCGGCGAAATAACATCCTGACGGCGTTGGTAAGCAATAAACTCATTGCCTGACAATGCGAAGGTCTGACGAACTGCACGGGCCGGAATGAAACCAGTGATAACGCTTAGAACAGTACCGCCTGACAGCAGAGTGTTACCGCCGATGGTTACCGTTGCTGGCTTCATCAAGTTAGCCCAAATCTGTGGGGACACCCATAGGACGTCGTAGGCTTCAACGAAGTTGTCACGCGCTGATTGACCGAATGAGCCAGACGTGAAGAACGCAGCAATATCAGCTTGTGCGGCAGTGGTCAGGTCAATGTTTGCACCGCCAGATCCTGCGCCAAGGTTCAGCTTAATGGTGTTGCGGTGGTTGCGCATACCCTGTGCCGGGTAGTTCTGCACCTGAATAGTGCTATCACCGTCCAGAACGTAGGAGACGATACGTTTATTAAACTTGCGCAGTTTTGCCGCTTGAGAGTCGAGAACCAAATCAATACCAACGGTATTTAGCCCAGCAGCTAAACGCCAGTTAACACCATAACCAGCAGTGAAAACCGGGATCGGGTCACCATCACTGGAATATTCAGTGTGGTCAAATGAATATGGCGGCTGCCCATCCAGGCTGATAGACACATCATCAGCGATATCACCAACCATGTTGTACAGTTTCGCGGTTTTCCCAATAGGGAGAACGGTCTGGATACCCATCAGATCAGTGACGATTTCCATACCGGTTTCTTGGTCACGTAACTGAATAATTTGACGGTCAATTTCAGCCCAAAAATCACGGCCCAAGCCATCGCCAAGCAGTGCGTTTGCCGCCAGCATTTCAGGCGTCATTAAGCTCTGGTTAGCGGCAACCATGCCACGGTGTTGCGCATCGAACATATTGCGGTTCGCCCACAATTCATTCCAATGACCGCGCAGTCGGCTATTCGTAGCCAGCGTATTAGCATCAAAATACATCTGATTCTCCTTAGGATACAGTTACGCTGTCAGCGCGAACGCGGATGCGGATAAAATCAACTGCCGCAGTAACTACGGTATCTTGGCAATAGCCAATAATTTTGTAAGTCCCAGCAGTGGCCGGTACAGCAGCAGCCTGACCCGCAATCACTGTGATCGGCTGGTCTTTGGTGTAGGTTCCAGCAGCTACGCGCACAGCGAACTCGCGCCCTTCTTCCAGGTAGTTACCAGTCGCAGAGTGTCCAGAAGGGATCTGGTCAGTGATGCCAAGGCCTTCATGATATGCATTATCCAGCACGTACATGCGACCAACTGGAGTAGTAGCCTGTGCAAACAGTTTGCTACCGTTGATCACAACAAAAGTGCCGGGATAAAGTGCGGCGGCGAGTTTACGGGTTTCCGTTTTGAACAGGGAATCACCGTCAATATTAACGCGACGATAACGAGCCATTATTTAGCACCTCCGAAATGGGTTGCTGGATCTGGCGCTCCGGTTTCCACCTGAGTTTGCGCGGAGTTTGTACCAAGAGGCGTAGCACTTCCGAGCGACTTAAACATTGCATCCAGAGCTTCACCTGATAGTGCGTTAGCCACTATCTCAGTGTGAACTTTCGCAACTTCTGCACGCTTTTTTTCTTCTTCTGCGCGTGAGTTAGCAGTCAGTGTGTCTGATAGCGTTTTTTGGTTAGCTTGTAGCGCATCAACCTTGTCAGAAAGTGGCTTCAACGCCTTTTCTGTATTGGTAGCCACAGCCTCACCAATCATGCTGCCGATTTGTTCCATTTCTTCTTTGGTTAAAGGCATCTCGCCCTCCGTATTATTGCTATTGGTTGCAGGTGAATCCTGCTGAGTAAAAAGGGATTTAACTTTGTTTGCGATGATGGAAACCCATGACTCTTGACGGGTTACCGCTGTTCCTGTGTCGGAAAAAGTAATTTTCCCACCTTCAGATTTGTAGCCGTATACTTGCGCGTCACCGCCGTTCTTGATGATGACTGCCTGAGAATCTGTGAAGTCAGCAATCCATGCGTAGTCGTTATCACCCGGTGCGAATCGGTCCTTTGCGGCTTTCTCTAACCGGCGCTCACGTTCACGAAACGACTCGCCAATCAGCGCACCAGAATTAGCCTGTAATGGCGTTGCTAGGTCAGCGTTAACCATGAGACCAACACCTTGCTCTGGAGTTGCGGCCCCGATCTCATGAAGCAGGATTGCGTCGTGATCCATGCGAACAATATCTGCCACCCAGTTAGCCCCCAGCGCACGCTGCTGCTCATTCGGCTCAAGTTCATTAAGGAACGCGGCAACGCTGCTGTGAATTGGCGGGACATCCTCACCTCGCTCGATAGCTTCTACCCGCGCCAGTAATTCGCGACCACCTTCAGATCGGCTAGCGACCTCAACATCAACCCATTTCTCTACGTAGATGCGGTTGCCTGATTTCTTAACGTTGCGGTTCCATGCGCCAATGTGGCCCTGGTTAATACCTTCAGCGCTGAATGCTGAGACGAATGCACCATTAACCTCTGGATGCCCTAGCGGCGCTAATGTCCCCTCAAGCCCAGAATAATGAGCGTCAATCTGTTCTGATGTGTACAGACCGCCATTCATGACCACATTTGCTGGAAGTGTGTAACTCGGCAAAACCCAGTGCTCTTTACCGTTGTATTTCTCACGCCGAATTGATTTGTTATTCACCCTTGTGGTGATGTTTACCTGAATTGACATGATTTATTCCTCAGCCCACGGATAGCCTCGTTCAGCCATTTTTTTTCGTTCCTCTTTGAGCTTTTCGATAATTGAAGGGGCTAACGGCTTACCTTTGTCGTCAACCAGCGTTTCAACCTGGCTGCAATGGCAGTTGATTGAGTTACCGTTAATGGAGTACCAGTCTCGAACCTCTTCGACGGTATACAGATGTGAGTGACGAGCCGCATGAGTCCTGCGAGTAGTAGGCAATAATGCAGATATATGAACGAGCATCGTTTTCAGTCCAAGGCTCTGTGCATCTTCCGCCTCTTCCCACCTCGCCCGCCTCAATGCGCCAGGTATTTCTGTTTGCGCTATACGATTAGCTCGTCGCGTTTCAACCCCGATTTGGTCACGCAGGTTACGCGCTACCTCTCTCGGATTAAGTCCTCGCCCTATTCCATCAGTGAGCACGCGCGCCATTTGCTGTTTAGTTTTAGCTGTGAACCCCTTCATCTCTTCAAATACTCGCGCATAAGTCAGAGCCATGCGGCGCTGGTACGGAGTACTTAATAGAATGGCTTGCAGAGATTCACGACTGGCTGCGTAGGTTGCTGATTGCTGGCTAAGATTGACGTACGCCTGATTAGTGCCGCGTATCGCAGCAGGCTCGACATAATCCTCAGAAAACCACAGATAGTTTTGCCCGCCTTCCAATAGAACAGCATCGACGAGAGCGCTCGCATCATTCATGATGAGGTTCAGCATTAGCGGGTCGAGTTGGTATTCATATCTGCGGTTGACTACGGGTGAGGCGGGTAATCTATCAAGTGCTTCGGTGTATGCTTTCTGAACCTTCTTTATCCGCCTGGCAAAATCAGCCATCGCCTTTCGCTCTAAAGAACTTAACCCAGTCGGGTCGCTCTTATTTTTCGGTATTATCGCCGGTTTCTGTTTCGCGGTCATCGTCAGTCTCTCCTAATGGCTCTATACCATCCGGCTCATAACCTGCCGCAACGCGGATCTCTTCACCGCTAAATACCGCTTCGCCGGTTGCCATCGATGAGTTGTTGATTTGAGACATCTTCACAGCACTGTCCAGCTTCTCAGATGCTGTTTGCTCGTTCAGCTCATCCCAGATAACCGTCTTCATTGAAACTGAATCAATGATGCCAAGGTCGATTAACTTGTTGCAGAAATCCTCGATATCAAATGACAGAGCGCGATTACGCCGGGATTGGCATCGCGTGTTGAAGTAACGATTGTCTTCTGTGCTGGCCCGTTCACCTGTTTGTGACATAGCCAAAATTCGCGCAGGGATATCAACAGCAGATGAAACAGTTTGTAGATTGACGTTATAGGTCGGTTCAGGGTCGGCCACCGCGGTGACAAGTGGTGTTACGCTCGCCCCCTGCGTCGTCAAAAGAACATCATTTCCCCGATTAATCTCAGTAGCTGCTTCGTTAAACTTATCCTGAAGCTCATCAACACTTACCCCATACAGGGAGGCGAGATTGCTAAAGTTTATTTCCTTTTCGAAGTTGAGATTAAGCTGCCTGGCTGCGTTCTTGAGGAATGACTCACCAGATCCACCCTCAACCTTTTCTAAACTAACAAAGGCGTTATATGCAGGTTCAAGGAAGCCGATAGCGTCACGACTGTAATCACCCAAGATGAAAACGCGATCAGGGTGAATTCTCACACGCCGACTGGCCCCGTTAGGGAGCATTTCGGTGTATTGCCACATCTTCGGGTTACCGTATGAAATGGAATTCAGGTCAGTATCCCACTCAGCCGGAACCAATGTGCCAGCCCACGCAGGCGTTATTTTCTCCAGTCCGCGTCCTTTGGCTACTGACGTATTCCACGCCCCGCTGTCGCGAACATGAAGAAGCATTCCTGAATAGCGCCCAACCAAGCGCCGCATGTCTGCATCAGCGAATTGTTGCCACAGGCGATTATTGAATACGGCTTTAAGGCTTTTTTCCCACGGAGTTACAGCGCCTGATTCGTCCTTTTTCTCACCCTCTATAATTTCTGGATTTGTCAGCCAGCATGTACCAACAAGCTTGTTTACCGCGCCATGGGCGATACCACCACGGCGGTAGAGCTTGTACAGATCATCAAAGGTTAATTCCTCTTTGAATCCGTACTCACACCATGCGTTAGCACGTTTGGCGTCAAGCCCCATGCCGGTATTGAGCAGGCCCATACGAGCGCGAGCCATGGCTGAATCACTGATTGCGCTGTTAATCTGCAATGCATGGTTAACAGCAAGCTGTAATTTGTCTGTCATGCTGTTTCCATTCGTTGGTTGTTGGACAATAAAAAAGGTCGCCTGAGAGACCTGTTAATTAGTGAGATGGCTGGACTCGAACCAGCACTCAGGATCGGCAAAAGCATCATGCCTAACCTGCTGGCGTTAACCAGTTGATGCATTACTCTACCCATCTAACCCGCAAGCCGGAATTGAGTTACACCTCATTTTCAGTTTATCTACCCATTAGTCGCTTAGGTATCATCATGCCCATAGACTGCGGTTTGTGTTTTATATAGCCGTCCAATCCATAACGAACGCCATCCCAGCAGTGGTTGTTCTTATCCTCGATAACCGGTAACACTTCGCCAGTAGTCCGGTCGGTCTTGTAAGAATATAGCCGGGCTTCTTTGGCTGTTTCTTTACAGCGCGGATGAATGATTATCTGCTTGAACCCGCGAAGGCAGGTGATACCGTCCTCAACACTGCCGGGCCACTTCTGAGCAGAGGCAATATTGAACCCCTGCGCTTTGATATGGCTTATTGTCTCTGGTCGTGAGTTATCAGCTTTAATAGGCCATTTACGCGACTGAGGAATGCCGGGGAATTTAGCCTCGTCTGTAACTTTCCATTCTTCTATTTGTTTAGGCTTAGCATCTTCCTTCCCAGCGTAGAATTTCCACATATCGTCGAGTTCTACGTGGTTACCGTAAGCCTCGTATTCGATGTATAAATTACTATCGAGAATAAACATGCGGATAAGTGTGCTTGGGTCTTTGGCGAAACCGAAGTCAGCACCAAATAACAGTCTTTCTGACTTCTCCCACAAGTCATCAGGGAAGCTTTGAACGACATATTTATTAGCCAGAACCTGCTTATCAGAGTTTTCAAGGTAAGCCCCCTCCCAAATCCATGCGTAATCCGCATAGTCCATGCTGGCGAGGTCATCCTGTCGTTCTTCTTCTAGCACGTCAGGGAACCATGGGTTATCGCCATAGTTCATCTCGACAATCATTGAGTTTTTCGGAGGGGTTTTCCTGAATCGCTTATCAGTGGCGCTACCGTCTTTCTCTGGGTTCCATGTTACCCATATCTCTGAGCCAGCTTCGCGAACGGTGGGCCTGAGTTTCTTCCATGCAATATCAGAAACAGATTCAGCTTCATCCACCCATGCAACCAGAATGCGGGCCTTAGATTTTATGCTGTCAAGGTTGTGCCGTAAGCCGCAGAATACATAGCTCACATTTCGGTTTTTAGTCCGAATGTACTTCTCGCCAATATCGAAATAATCATCAAGCCATGGAACAGAACGAATAGCCTGTTTCACTTCCTGCATAGATGACTCTTCGAGAGAGTTCATATATTCACGGGCGCAGAGTATTACACCACTTAATCCCTGTTCTGCTGCCTGATACGCTTTCACTGCGCTCATCAATGCGAATGTGCGTGTCTTGGCAGAACCGCGTCCACCATAAGCGCCACGGTAACGGACGCCTTCAGTTGCAAATACAGGGACTAGCTTGGCGGGGATAGGTAGGTCAACTTGGCTTTCCATTATTTGACTCTACCCCTACCAATCTGATTATTGTTGGCTTACTTGCCATGCTGCCATCCGATGATGTGTGATCGACCTTCTGGCGGTTGGTATACGCATCGCCAACCTCTTTCGCGGCCTGCTCCATTAGCTGGGCGGTCATCGCAAAGTTTTTCATGGTCTCAGCCTTTGTAGCCATGCGGTCGAGCGCCCTAAGTCGATAAGCGCGATTGGCGATTGGGATGTCGGATATTTCAGTTTGAAATCGAGTGCGAGTCGAGTTGAAAAGGTCTATCCATTTCTGCCCCAGATTCTTCGCGATGGCCTTTGTCGGGTCGTATGAAGACACCTGCTGAAGAGTTAACGTGAGGCTGAATTCTTGTTTCACCTGCGCGACCACTTGCGAGGGGGTGTCATAGCAGGCCAAGGCTTGAACTATGAAGGCTTTGACCTCTGGTTTTAGTGCAGCCATTGGCATCCTCCATGACTAACGTAATGTAACTAATCAGGCCAGTTTCAGCAGGCATGTTCCACACGCCCTGGCAACGTTAAGATGGGCTACCTCCGCAGGTTTGTTTGCCGCATCAATCATTTCCTGTACTTCAACGCTTGCACCGTATCTGCGAACCACGCCAACGAATTCCTCAACGTCATGTCCGCGCAGTTTCAATACCGGCTGCCCCTCTTTGTTGAACTTAGGTGCTCCGAATTCGTCCTTTGCGTGACTGATGTGATAAAGCTCATGTTCTATCAACGCACAGAACTCAAGGTCAGAGCATTGAGCGCAGTAATCAGCAGCCAGGGTGATGATGAATGTCGGTACATCACCAAACCATTCATACATCTGTTGCTCCATTCGGGCCTTTTGCCAGCCACTGGCTCTCATTACTACCTGTTCAGCTTGACCAAGAACAGTGCGACCCTGCTTTTCAAACGCAGATGATGCCCACATGATTTTTATGTCAGCGTCAATTAAGTGTCCGTGGTCGGGATTGTGTAGTTCGCCTTCGTCACTGAGTATTTGACTGTTAACCCACTCAAGCACTTCAGTGGCGGGAGCCAACTCGATGTGTGGTCTGAACTCATTGACGAATGATAATGGAGGGTACGGCCGCTTCATTTGTGTATCTGAGTTAGCCATAACAGAATATTCCGCTGGTTGGTAAAGTCTCCCGCTCGGTAATGGTGAGACCGACATGATTGCAAACATCTATAAAATTCTGTGAAGCGCCATTATTGTGACGATTGGCAGAGCTTTATAAACTCACATATTCACTTGTTACCAATTCTCGCGTGAAGCACTTATCAGTCATCCAATTCCAATGAAGAACCCCCGCTATCAGTAGAACCCACTTCATCTTCGGCTTTAGGCTCACTTTGTAGGTCAGCGTTCCCGTTTTCATTATCTTTCCCTTCTTCAATGTTTACCGTGGGCACAAAGCGCATCTTCTTCACTTCGTCAGGTTTGAGATAAATCCACTCACCATCTTCAGTGGCTATAGCAACGAATCCATTCACTATTTCAGGTTGCTGGCGCGTCATTGCTCCAGTGTATATTTCACCTGATTGTGTCTCGACTGTGATATTCCACTTTTGAGTCATATTTATTCCAGTAGGTAATGATTGAGAGCCGTTGTGAAAGTGGCTCTCAATTTGTCTTTATTATCAACGGGCTCATTTTTGAGCCGGTCATGCGGCCTGATTATTCAACTGCCACGATGCCCACAGGCCAGCGATCCACTGAATACCCTTCGGTGTGAATTTAGCCTGGGTAAATGCATGCCCGTTATTGAGGTTCTCACCTGTCTTGACCGTGAATCGGCCTGCATCAATATGCGGAGCGCGAGGCGTCATCTTCCCACCAAGAACGTACATAACATTTTGGGCTATCAGGAAAGATCTGAACTCTGGCTCTTTCGCCTTCAGTAGCTTGCAAGCCTCACGGAAGCCAAATGAACCGGATGCATTGACGTAGTTATCAACGAAATCAGCCTTTGGAGCAGCGATAGCCAGCTCATCTGTCAATTTGGCATTGTGCTCTGCTAGGTCAGCAGCAAGGCGAAGGGCTTCAGGAAGCGTTTGAGGAATGGCAGGGCCATGCATTACTTTTAGCTTTGCCAGCACGGAACGGCGAACAGCTTTGGATTCGCGCATTCCAATGAGAGTCATCTGTTCCATGTTGAGCTTGTAGCCCCGAACCGCTCGGCTGGCTCCTTGCTCAGTGGTCACGTAAAAGTTTTCCGCGACCCCTAAATCGTCAATTTCATCTTCAATGCGAGAAAGGAAGTGGCGATTTTCTACTTCAGGCTCCCCATACTCAAGCCGAGCTGGATTGATGATGTTCTTTAGGAAGTCGAGGCTGGTCATTGTTGCTTCTTGCCCTACTGCGATCACGCTTTTCATATCGGATATACCTTTTAGTGATGAACCTTGTTCGCACAGGAATACGGCCCTCAGAAGGCATCCGACAGCCAGCCGGTTCCTCAAGGGTCATCCTGAAAGGTTCTGAGTGATTTGCGCTGCGATGCGCTGGATTTACTGCCAATAAAAAGGCCCAGTCGTTAAACTGAGCCTTCATGTTCTTTGTTCGCGGCTTTGCCACCCCTCTCGGCGTTGCTACACCACTTACGGCTTACCCGTCAGCAAGATAGGCCCTGTGAAACAGGCGATCACCTCCATCGAGAGAAGCTATCTATTCCTTGTCGGGGGGAATTCTTTCTTTAGCTTGGAATAAGCTGACTCAAATCCTATCTGCTCACGCCAGTATCTGAATCTCTGCCAATTGATATGCCAAGCTGGATACCAGGACATTATTTGCTCTCAATGCGTGACTGTTCGATTTGCCGAATACTCGCCTTATCTGCGTTGCACTGCTCTATCACCGTCAGCAGAGTGTCATTCAGTAATAGGCTATTACCCCAAGTTAATATCTCGGGTATCTCTGGGGGAATGCAGTCAGAAAGTAAGCTTGCTGGTATCGGTACCTGTGGCACCTGAACGTATTTGATTTGCGTGTTTCCGCAGGAGGTCAGCAGCGGCAGCAGGAACAGGCTTATTAGTACAATCGTCGCCTTTAATCGCTTCTCGAATGTAAACAACACTAGCCTCACCCGCCTGAGCAATTTTCTGTTTGTCATTCTCGTTGGCCTTGGCGATATCGTTGATGATGTTAACCATGCGTACCTGGTTGCTAAGAATGAACTTCGCCTCGTCGCGTTCTTTGGCGGCGGCATCCGCTTTGTCGTGCCACTCGTCAGCTTCGTTGTAGAAGTGAAGCGATAAGCCAGCCAGAATGATGAGCACTATCGCTGGCAGATAGGTGAATATGTTCTTTATCCCGCTAAACATAATTCCCTCTCTATCTCGCGTCGGTTCTGTAATCCCTTCCACGGCTTGCCACCGGCATATGTCCAGCGGCGTAACTCATCGCAAGCGCCTTTAATGTCGCCTGTGTTGAGTTTTTTAAGCAGAGT